ATAGGACAAGGTGAACCACTCATCTCCATAGCGTCCCATACTTTTGGATCTTGGCACAGTACCGATACGGCAGCCACTTTAAGTCCTAAGTCATTTAATGTTTTAGCTAACTTAATTTTTACGCAGTTCTCATCAAGTAATACAGTGCCGCCGGACAAAGATATAAAGCCTAAATTACCCGCTGCACTAATAGGCACTGCACAAACATCTTGTGAAAACGCAGACATACTAGGTGCCATAGCAGAGGGAACTGGCATCCCCTTTTGATTAATCGTAGTTGTATCTGCATGCGCTTGGTGTATGCAAACAAGTAAACAAAGTGTTAATAAAACCCCAATTAAAATTTTCATAGATCACCTATATAAACCAAGTAATTATTGAATACCTAGTACCTTTTGTTACAGGCATTACTTCGTGAGGATACATAAAATTAGAAGGGAACATAAGTGCGTCGCCTTTCTCTAATTTATATTTTAACTCTTTACCAAAGAAAGCAAACTCGCCCCCTTCAAAGTCATCATTTAATATAAACGAGCATGATACCGCACGCGGTCTAGCTTTAAATGAATCTGTATGCTCTATATAAAAACATCCTTCAGGGTATTTTAATAATTCGTACCCGCTATCCTCTTGAATATTGCAATGAGAAAATTTTAAATTATATTCTTGTATGCATTTTGAGGCTGACGCAAAAATATACTTATCCATTTTTGATCTAACTTTTTTATTCTTCTCTATAATATGCGGGTAAGATATAACTATAGTTTGACAATTTCTTATATTTTTCTCTACCACTCCTGTCCCTACTACGGTATCTACCCACTCGTCGCTATTTTTAAATTCTTCTAATATAGCATCACATAATGGAAAAGTTAAAGCGTTTTTAATAACGACTATATAATCATTGATATTTTTCAACTAATTTATTCCATTTCTCATCTTGTATGCAAAAGCCAAAAACCCACATTAGTCTTTCTTTAGAGCCCTCTACTAAATCGGTACTATGAGGCAACTTAGAAACCAAATAACAATTCAATTCTCTTTCATTCATTTGTTCCAATACACCATTTAATATTAAATTACCGCCCTTTTCAGGAGCTTGAGTAATGATATTACAGTGCATTGTGTGAAATCCATTATGCCAAATAGGATCAATATGTTCGTAACATGTATCTCCTGTAAAAGCACAACTAGCTACAACTCTATCTTTAAATGCAGGGTAAATTTTATTATCTTCTTCTTCGCGTAAATCTAATAAATCAATAATTTTATTTCTTATGTCTTTAACTATTTTTGGGTATTTAAAATTCATATTAGTTGAAAATCTAGTTGTTACCCTATTGCCTTTCATGTTAGCGTCTTTAAAAAAATCTTTACCTTTGTTTTGCAAAATCCAATTAGATAATTCTTGTGCTTCATTTAAAGAAATAAAATTTGAAAATTTCAACAAATTAGAATGTAACACTAGGGATTTTACCTTTTTCTAGTGTTGGCGGCTGTTGTTTTAATTGATCAAATACCGCCCAATATTTTGAACCTTCTGCTCTTACATAATGTAAAAAAAGTTGCACGTGCTCTTGTCCTTGGTATGCATTTCTCCAGTGATCTGCTATTTCACCTAGGTACATAACAGCATCACCCTGATTTAATTCTAATACAATTTCTTCTCCGTTAGGTTTTTGAAACCATATAGGCCATTCATTATCTTTTTTTAGATTTAATGTAATGCTAATTTCGCAGGCAGGTCTATCTCTATGTCTGTTTAAAACTTCACCATGTTTGTAGATTCTGGTATATGTATATGTAGGTAACACATCTTCTTCTAATATTGCAGATACGTCATTAATTTTTTTAACAAGAACTTTAACAAAAGGCAAATAATTGTATTTAGCTAAAGAATTTGGAGCTTGCAGGTCACATTGCATATCATTACCAATTGTTTTACTAAAATTGATAATCTGATCAGCTAAACTATTTGCTTCTTCTTTTGATATAAAATTAGGTATATGTAAATAATTATTATCTATTAACTGTTGATTCATTTTTTATTTTGTTCAATTATTTCGTCGCAAGAAGCATGTTTATAATTCATTCCCATATTTGGATCACAGCCTAACAAAGGATCAGTTATATTTTGCATATTAACTCCTTCGGGAATCATGCTCGGATCAACAATATCATCTACATCTTCACCAATTCTTAAAGCGTGTATACAATACGCTACAGTATTATCTTCTAACGCTGTTAGTTCATGCATTTTTTCAGCTTTAATATATATCATTTGAGGAGCAACAAATATAGATTCTTTTCCTTCAACAATAATTTTTAATTTTCCGTTTGCTAATAAAGTTAAATGGTCAAAAGAATGTGTATGTCCATGTTCTATATCCCCTGCTTTTTCAAAATGCATTTGTCTAGAAAAAAGATTAGCAACGCACCCTATATTTACGTTTAACGCCATTTATATATCCTTAGTTATTAAACAGTAGTCCAAACTTCTTGAGGTATTGTAGGCCAAGTAATATCTCCTGCTACAGGATTAAGTGCATATTGTCTAACAGAGTTTCTATAAATATCAAATGCATTTTTATTCGCAAGATATGGATTACTTAAAGCTGGATCGCTAACACTTGGAATTTGCGTCCAATCACTTTGCTGTAATAAAATTACTGCAGTTTGTTTGTTATCTTCTGCTGTTGGAGGACTTGGGGGAACAGGTGTATTAGCTACTGTCCATGCCGCTAAACAACAATCTACCCAAGAAGGTAATGATGTAATATCTTCGTTTTGTTGGTCCCAAAATTCTAACCAGCCTGATGTCTCTTGCCATTGTAAGGCTCTTACATTAGACGGAATTCCGCAAGAAGATAAGTCAAGATCTAAATATCCCACTTTATCTTTTATTACATTGTTGTCTACAGGTATAATTGTTAATAACATTTTTTACTCCTTATTCTTTAATAATATTGGTTTATCGTCATCTTTTATATCTATTAACCCAGTTGCTACTCCGGCTGTGTGTAATAAAATTTGTTGGCTAGTTTCATTCGCTTTTACCATTTCATTTCTAAATGACTCTACTGCGGCACCTGTTGATCTTTGTTGCCCTGAATTTTCTATTAATAACATAGGCATCCAAGCTATGGCACATTGATATTCATCTACTTGATTGCCTGTATTAGTATCATAACCTTGTACTCTAGTAAACCAAGCACATTGTAATCCTATACAGTCTTTTTTAATTAATGGGCAATATGTTCCATTTTTAAGTTGCACTTTTTCTCCTATTAATCAATAGTTGCAATAATGAAATCGTAATATTTTACAGCTAAGTTAATAGCGGAACCCGTAAAGGTTGAAGACGATATTGTTAATGGGTGATCATGTGAACCCCCGCCGCCAGTAGCACCTGTACTAAATGGTGCGTTTATATTACCAGCCGCGGGGGTGTTGCGCTGGCCATATGGAGCACCAAAAGTGAATGCACCGGAGGGGTGCGTATGACTAGGTATTTGTGGCGTTGTAAGTGTTGTAGAGCCCGCTGAGCCTGATACAGATACCGTACCAGACGGAGTTTGCGATGCAAAAGCTGTTGTAAAGTTTACTGACCCACCGTTAACTACTGAGCCTGTTACTAAACGCATAGCACTATTATCAATGGCTGCTGTCGTATCTTTAGTCCAACCTGTTGGTGCTGCTGTTTGTTGGAAAGACATACGAGTGCCAGTAGGAAATGCTTTAGTTGATATTGTAGCCCAAGTAGGCGCACTACCTGTTGTTGCAGATAATACTTGTCCCGTTGTTCCTGCGGCAGTAAATGCATAAGCTGTACCAGTACCATAAGCTACGCCATTAGCTGTTGGAGAAGCAGTTCCAGCCGTACCACCTGAAGTTACTGGGAGAGCAGAACCAAGGGTCAATGAAGATAAATGAGTTACTGCGTCAACAACGTTAGTACCATTGTTATATACAAACATGGATTTACCTGCTGCTACTGCGATGCCTGATCCTGATGTATTTTTAACTGTGATTGCGTCAGCACAAGTATTATTAATTAAGTATAATTTTTCAATCTGGCAACCAGAGCCTAAAATAAGTTCACGTGCACCACCTGTGGTACCTATTAAATTAAGTCGTAAGTTTCGAGCTGCCTGAGAAGCGTTTGTATCAGTCAGGGTAACCGTAACATTGGCACTAGCAAAGGTCACATCAGCAGAACCTGTAATAGCTTCACCAAGTGCGTCATTACCTAAGTTATTATTAGTTGTTGTGCCCCATGTACCGGACTGTTCGCCTGTACCTATGAGTTCTATTTTCAGTGCTGAATATGTACTTGCCATAATAAATTCCTTTTAGTTTGCTATATTTTACTATAAATTATTCTGTTTATGCGGCTATTTGCACCCAATTAGGTGTTTGTGTTGTATTTATTACATTCCAGTTTGGGTTACTTAATGTAACCGTCCCACCTACTAATGTTAAGGTGCCTCTTGCTGGGGTTATTATCCTACCACTTATAACACTTGGTGCTATACCAACTAAAGTTACCGCGCCAACAGCTGGTGTAACTACATTACCCGTCACTACAACGCTTGGTGCTGATCCTACAATAACCGCTCCGCCTGACGGAGTTATAATTTTGCCACCTACAACACTAGGTATTTGACCTACTAATGTTAAAATACCACTAGTCGGAGTAACGCTTCTACTTACTTGAGCATCTTGTCCTGTAATTGTAACTGAGCCAACACTTGGTACTATGCCCCTAATTAAGGAAGGTGCGAATCCTTGTAAAGACATAGCCCCAACAGTAGGGAATACATCTATATTTAATAACACGTTTGGCGCTGCACTTGCAATTGTAATAGCCCCAACGCTAGGGGTAATAATATTTCCACTTACTACAATACTTGGCGCAGAACCGATTAATACAGACTGCCCTGTAGGCGTAATTATTTTGCCTTGTACTACTTCTGGTGCAACTCCATTAGCAACAACTAGTCCTGTATCAGGAACTACTACCTGACCTATAATAGCATTTGGAGCATGCCCAGTAATTAAAACAGTACCTACACTAGTAACAATACCTCTAACCAATGAAGGCGCTGAACCTGCTAATACTAATGTAGCTGCATCGGGTGCTATTTGTACACCCACATCTATAGTAGGTGCTATACCTGATATTGCTACCGCCCCAACTGCGGGCGTAATTATTCTACCTTGTACGACTGAAGGTGCTGCGCCTGCGCCTGCAACCGAACCAACGCCTGGCTCGGCAATAATACCTAGCCCCCAGCCAGCAGAGCCCCAGGTCCCGCGTCCCCAACCTTCAGTTGCCACGATTTATCCTTACGTTAAAGTAAAGATGCCGGTAGCAGCAGGTAAAACTGTCAATGTATTTGGTGATGTAACAGTAAACTGACTAGATGATAATTGGCAGAAACATAGTAATCTACCAGCAGTTGCGCCAGTTGAGTTACGTAGAATCGCATATTTAATGTTAGTCAATGAAGCACCAGAAGCTGTAAATGCTAAACCTACTGTAGACATTGTGAATTTGTATTGTTTCGCTGAAGCGCCCACTGTCCATAGTGCTGTTGCTGGTACTAAGGCTTTACCACCTGTTGCATATCCACCAGTAGCAGAAATTTCATTTGTTATTTGCGAATAAGCAGTTAAAGTAAATGTTGATGCATTACTTGCGCTTGTTGCTAATACCATTTTGAATACGCCAGCCCCTAGAGTGATCGTTCCGTTACCTATGTATTGTTTTGCTTTATTATATAATTGCCATGCTGTTGCAGCCATATTAAATCTCCTTTATGTCGGCGTATGAAGCGCCTGTTTCTAAAATATGATGGAGTAACCCACCATAGATGTTTAATTCTATTTCATCCCCTAGCATACGAATCAAATCAATAAATTCTTGTGCCTGAGAAATCATCCACGGATTGCAGCTGAATATTTTCCCGCCCACGTTTACGGGTATGATCGGCTGTCCATCATTTTCTTGTTGCTCATATGCATGGTGAACTTCTTTTTCATCTATACAAGAATCACATCCGAAGAGATGAAACTGTTTAAATCCTAGCATTCTAAATAGTGGTATTGATCTTAAAAGAACTGTAGATCCTCCTGGAACCGGATACCATGTTTTATAATGTTTAGCTAATATGTCATTTAGCAATTCCGCGCTTGTATGCCATATATAAGTTCTGTCTTTTGGAAGCCCATCAAACACAGTAGGGTCACACTGAGAAGCAATAAAATACTTACAATGATCCACTATAGGTTGAGTAAACCGTACATTGAAAGGTCTAGCATCTACCATAACCATAGCAGAAGGCGTAATACCGTTATCAAGGCACCATTTATAAGCCCCGTTAATTGCGATCAGTTTAACACCATCAGCCCTCTTTTGTCTAATGGTTTCAAGGTGTTCATT